GCCTGGTTGCCTTGAATTGCTTGCAAAGCATTCTTATAGGCTTCCAGTTCTATTTCGGCCTTCTCTGCCCGTTCGTTTGATTCAGCAATCTGAGCGTTCTTTCTGTTTATCCTGTGACTAAACTTGTTTCTGCCTTTTTTTGAAGGTTTCGAACCTTCATCTCCTTCTAAAACAATTTCAGATTCTTGATCTTCTTCTTTTTGGGAAGGTTCACCCGATTCATCAGTTTGCCCACCGTCTCCAGTTTGCTCACCTTCTTCTAGGTTGGTATCAGTATCTAATTCTGTTTCTTCTGGATTCGCTTCTAATTCTGTTTCCATGATATCTACTCCTTTCAGAGTGGTTACGGTTTAACGCTTCGTTGAGCGAAAGTTACTTCTTATAAATTTGTCCATGAAAATCCGGTATGTTTATTTTTAAAATAATTGCCAAGGTCGTTCTTTTCAGAATCGGAAAGTGCCTTATCATATACAGCAAAATCATAGAATTTATAATTCGCCGGGAAACTACCACCTGTGCGTCCACACATTGTTAGGCCATTCTGCGTATTAACTCCAGCATTCCCAGTTATGGTTGATCCCCCATCCAAAACAAACTTAGAGGCGGCGCCATCATAAGTTAAAATAAAAATATGTTTATTCAGGTCAGGCGTGCCAACATCAAATCCTGTATTACCGAACAATTGCCAGTTATTAGTACCCATCGCTAAAAAGGCATTATCATCTTGTCCTGTACCCGTATCAAATACCCAAACGATAGCTTGATTTGTCACAGCTTGAGCGGCAAAAGCGTAAGTAAGAGGTTGAGATTTGGCTCCTCCCGCATAAGTTGCAACATCCAAAAAATGATCAACCCCGTCAAAATTAATGAATGGCGTTGGATCTGTAGTCGTATCATAAAGCGGTCTGTCGGCAGCATTGGTCTGGGTCACATGATTTGCATTTACACTTTGATCGTTCCATTGATCGACATCCCCGCTAACAGTTGACACGTTTTGCCCAGCATCCCACCAACCAATAATGTTGCTTATAGATAAGGGATCGAAAGCCGGGACTACACCGGCAACCTCTGGGCCAAAAGCATTTCCAAACGCATTGCCAAAAGCATCACCAAAGGGTGGCCTGTTATACGGAACTGTGTTAAAAAACTTTGTCATTTTAAGTTATATATCTGTCCAGGTTAACCCGAACTTGTTTGCTTCATAATTTCCGATCAAATTCTTTTGAACATTTGTTGGTTCGCTGTCATAAACAAGTGCTTCAAAGACCTCTATATTGGAAAATTGACCTCCTCCTCCAGCAACCGCTCCAAAGTTAAAACCTGATAAAGTTTGACTTCCAACACTCCCGTTTAGGATATCAGGAAGTCCTTCATAAAACGATTTACTACTATTCACATTAAAAACGGTCATATTTAATCTTCGCGTGTTTATTGGGCCAGGATCTGAAGGACTTGTTGTAAACCCTCCTGCAAAATAACCTGTTTGACCTCCGGTTGGTTGAAATTGATTTCTATTACCTGAAGCTATGCCAGAATAAAAACAACCATTGTTAACGATAGACGGTAAGGAATAAACAATAATTATTGTATTGGGTTGCGTTAATGGAGAACCAAAAGCCATCGTCTCAATAAAATTATCACTCCCATTAAATCGAACAAAAGGTGGTGATCCCGCCACGAATAAAGGTTGATTGGTCTGTGTTGCCTGCGCCAAATCATTCCCATTTCCGCTTTGGTCAGCCCAACCCGCAACATCCGATCCAGTTCCAAATGTTATTCCGAGAGCCGCATCATACCAACATATAAGATTGGGTACATCAGCAGGAGTAAATGCTGCAACGCTACTTTTCCCGAAAGCCTTCCCGAATGCAATTCCAAAAGCATCTCCAAAAGGGGGCCTGTTATATGGAACTGTATTGAAAAACTTTGTCATGCTCTCGGTCCCGTATTAAGGAAAACTCCTACTGCTGGGGTTGTTGCTATTTTAGTCACCCCAATAGTCATCGGTGAATTGATGGCTACGGTGTTGGTGGTTGAGTTAAATATAACAGCCGATCCAGCTTGTTCTACGGGTATAAAAGTATCCCCTCCATCTGCGCTGATGCTGATCGTAACGGTGCCTGTCGTTATCCCATTACAAAACAAAGTAGCGGGTAAAGCCTCCTGCCTGATCTTAACTGCTACATTTACCGCTACCGCGAGCAAAGTAGGTGCGATGAGTACTTGTGAATCCTGTGCTGGGAAACCCATGATTTAGTCCTTTCTTTTTATTTAAGTGGCAATGGGCGCCAAATCTGCCATTCTCTAGGCGCTCCTGCGTAACTCTCTCCGGGGGGCGCTCCTGCGTAACCCACTCCAAGAGGATTAATAACAGGTGTCAATTCAGCTATTTGTATCCGCAATCTGAGAACTTCATTCTCTAACTTCAAATATTCTTCTTCAGTTCGCATCATTTATTCCTCTATTGAAGTGGTAATCCTGATACGTTTTCGAATAAACTCTGTTGAATCTCCGATTCTATTTTATCTATATCTGCGGCGGTCTTCGCATTAGTGAGGGGCAGTTCTCGGACAATCTTCTCCGTTTCTGCCGCTTTCTTCTGAGCCGACGCCAGGTTATCGGCAACCTTGGAAGTGCGCTCTTCTGCCTCTGACTCAGCCTGTTTGGCAAGCGATTCTTCCAGGTTTGGTCCCTGTTCTGCCTGCTCGGCTTCTGCCTGCGCTTCTGCAAGGAATTTCTCATCTTCGTCATTTTCAGGTTTAATAATTCCTTTCAAGAGCATGGACTGTCTCACCATTTTCTTGAGTGTTTCCATTCCGGTTCCCTGCGTCAATGTGATAAGGGCTTCCATTGCAGGGTCCAGATATTTCTCGCCACCCGGGATACCTTTGGCCAACTCAATAAATCCTTTGATATTCTCCACGCTTTCTTCCCGCTGGCTTTCAAAGGCCGGTCCCACATCAGCATAAGCCTTGAACTTCTTATCCTTGAATATATTACGCTCCTCAAACTGGTTGTCTTCCTCATTGAATACCGTTTCCCCTACCGTCCGGAGTCCTCGAGTCCCATCCTTCGCCAAGGTCCGAATCAAATCATCGGCATTCGTGATCTCACTCTTGATCGATTGATACACGGTGCCTTCCCATCTTTTAGCCTGGATCACGTTATCCATCATGGGTGCGGTGTTCATATTCATGCGTTTGATAACCTGCTGGATAGCTTTGCCCGATGCGTCCGGATTCAAGGTATCGACATCAACGGCACCAGTCAGCGCATTAATATAGTTGGGGATGATATCAATGAGCTTGCTGGTGTTCGGATCGAGTGGTTTCCCCTGCGTGTAGGCGATATTCTGAGGACCGGAAATAATATCCCCTGTTTTCGGGTTTATCTTATCGTTCACATAAACAAAAGCCTTTTTGCTCGGGTCTTGCCATTGCTGTACCAACTCACCGTTCGGGCTATCCAGTTGCCCCTTGCTGAAGATAGGAATACCGCCCTTATCTGACATAGCGTATTCCATAATCTGAGCAATCAGTACGTTATACATCCGTTGAGCATCTTTGAACTTGCGGACCAGGCCATACCAGCGTTCCTGCCCATCTGAATAGGATCGATAGCCATAAACCGTGATGACCGGTATCCACATTCCGGGGATTCTTACATCCTCTTCGAAGAATTCTTCCCCGTTGAATACTGATTTCAATATCTGTGGCCGGATGATTTCGCGCTCACCAATCTTTGTCAGCTTGGGATTGGTCTTGATTTCATCTTCTATTTCTTTATGCTGATTCTCCCAGAAATGGACGTTCTTGCCGCTTGCCAGGTCACGGTAACGAAACAATATTTCCTTTTTCTTGATACGTTCATACCGTTCAGCTACCCGGATAATGGCTTCACTGTTGGAGTTATAGTTGAACTCCTCCCGATTCACAGGAGTGAAGACCGTGGACAATGAGGCATCAGGATAAAGCCTTTCATACGCTGTCTGGGTGTATTCGGTCAGCACTGTAATCCAGTTGGCATCTGATTTGTTGGGCCGTTTAGCCGAAGCATCGGTGAACACGCTGTTGTAAGGGTTGACTATCTCATCCCACACCACAATCTGCTTCTCGTTGTTTTTATCGGAATTATCCTCAAACTCTGTGCGGAGTTTATAAGCCCCGAACCCGGTATCCGCTTGCTCGGTGATCGCCATGTTGAAAGCGATATCACCATTCCCCTCTTTATAATCAGCGCGGTAAGCATCATTCAGGAGTTTGGCATCATCATCTGTCGTGGCCTTATCATCAGGCTTGAAATCCACACCGATATCATTTTCGAACACTTCACCCACATACCGGTTGCGATACTGGGAAATCATATCGAGTTCAGGCTTGGCGCGGTTGGTGAATTGGATTCCGAACTCACCCTCCCATTGACCACCGGGAACATTGATGAACCGGCTGTCCTCATTGGCCTGGTCGCGCTGTTCATTGATAACCTGGGCATCATTGGTCAAGTCCTTCTTGAACTTTTCCAGCTTGTTAACATCACCTAAACGGCGATCAGTTTCTTTGTTTTCTTCTGGCATAATTTACCAACCTGTAGAGGCCCGTTCAGGCACTCCGTAGTTAAAGTTATCTTCTTTCTTTTGGGTCAATGATGGGAATAACTCAGTAAACGCCCAGACCAGAGCATCACATCTATCCGGTGAGCCTTCCCCTTCATACCCTCCTGCTGTCATTTTGCACATCTGGTCCTCTAATTCGTTGAACGTGCCAACATGGGAAACACGCCCGGTCTTATACAATGCGCTGATTGGCTCGGCTCGGACATGCTTCCCTTTGGTTGCTCTAACCTCCCTGATTGGCAGACCAGGGCGAATAGAATCAAGCGTATGCCTTACCATATCCCCGCCTTGATTAATCTCAATGACAATGCAATCAGCCTCATGCTCATCATAGGCAGCAATGGTGCGAGTGGCCCATTGTTCAGGTGAACCTTTTAAAGACCAGTCAGCCAATACATAACCCCGCTGATCTGAACCAATTCCAGCAACGATAATTCCATGCTGATCACTGTTTTCCTCGTTGGATATAGCAGGGTCAACAGCAACCACAATCCTGCCCATGTCAGGGAGTTCATGCCTGCGGTGAGCGTGTAATGTCTGCCGATCCCAGATAGCACCGATAGCCGTTGGTTCATATTCACCCAACCAGATATGAGCGTAGCGGTCTGGGTTGTTCTTCAAATCATATTGTCTTTCTTCTTCCAGAACAGCAGGGAACCAGGGGTTATCTTGATACGTTGTCTTGATAACCAACGCACTCTTGGGGGGTTCCAATCCCCTGAATAAAGAATCAACAGGGTCACTTGCGTTTCGCGGATTCCAGGAACACCATATCTCTGAGTTATCCTTCCTGATTGTCGGCCTGAGATATTCCATTGAGCGTTTAGAGGATGTCTGAGCTTCTTCCACCCATGCCACATCGTAGCCTTCCAATGATTTAATCGATTCAGCAGTATGGTCCTGCAATCCCTGGAAAGAAATGATTCCCCTGCCAGGTGTTTCAATGCTGTCATTCATTACCCTGAATTCATCCCTCAACCCAAAGCGGTCTATCTTATCCTCAATCAACCGTTTAGCCGATTCTTTCAAGGACTTCTGCACTTCCCGAACACAGACCATCCTGAAGCCCGGTTGCATCAATGACCGTTCAATCCCCAACTCACTGAAGAAATGGGACTTCAACGCACCACGACCACCATAAATGGCCTTGTATCGGCTGGGTTCCAGCATGGGTCGGAGAACCTTAGCTGTCTGAATTTGTAGGGTTGCTGTCATATTCTTATTTAATTGTCCCCCATAATGTCCAGCTTATTTTCAGCTAAACTATTGTTTTTAAGTTGCTTTCTTATTTAAGCGTGTCTTTTTGTCCGTCATTTTGTCCCTCATTTCCAGAACTCCCACCACTTCTTAATGCTTGGTTGAATAATATACATTCTTGAAAGACTTGGATTGCCTAACATCCTGTTAACTCTACGAATACGAGCCCTCTTATTTCTTATTCTGTGCTTGGCAGTTCCCATTTTATTCGTCATTTCGGTTCAATAATAGTCCGTTCGATTCGTGTTACTGTCAATTCCCCATCCAGCTTGACCTCTTTAGGCATCGGGGATTCCGTCTGATCAAATATCAGCTTGATAGCATGGTGGTCACTCTTTAACGCCATGTTTTTCAATAAGGTGGCAATCAGTTCCGCGTGGTCGTTATCTTCCAGATGAACACCTTTAGCCGCCAACTCCTGTATTAAATTGGGTGATATCTTCTGGTCAAGGATACGCATTAATCGGGCTCTCAACCCTGTCTTGGCTCCCTTTGGCCTGCCATTAGGGTTGCCCGATTGTCCTGGCTTAAAATGCGTTAAATTCTGTTCGTTACTCACTGTTCCCTCACTGTTCTATTTAACATCCAATCCAAGGCGTTTGCGTTCCAGATCACGGTAAAAACTTTCGCTTTTAGCCTTTTCCTCGGCTTCTTTTTGTTCCAGGTAATTGCGCAGTTTCTTTGTTTCACGTTCCACACAGACCGCATAATCTGCTGAATCAGTGCCGAATCCATACGTTTCACATTGCTTCTGGAATTTTGTCTGACCAGCACAACCAACAACCACTAAAGAAATAACTATTAAAATCATTGTTTTCATTTAACCAATTCTCCTTGCTCAATCAATTCAGCCTTCTTGCCGGTGAACTCTTCCCACCGTG